CGCTGGACATGTCAATGTCCATGACAGGCTGATCCGTAGTAAGCAGGCCAGAAACCGTGACTGTGGCAGTGTAAGGGTCAGATCCGGTCCAATCCGAAGTGCCGTCAGAGCCTTCAATCGTGGCGGTAAAGGTATCAGCAACAGCAAAGTTTCCATCAGCGGCAGGGAAATTGACGGTGAAGTCCGAGTTGGTATTTGGCACTTGTAAGGTAACTGTGCCAGTACCCAGAGCGTTGCCTTCTAGTTTTAGCTTTGCCATTTGATTAACCTATTCTGTAACGGACGATGACGATGCCGGAGCCGCCATTACCGCCGGGGCCACCAGCATCCCCGCCACCGCCACCGCCGCCGCTTCCTGTATTAACAGTTCCGGCGTCCCCCGTGCCGTTGTTCCCTTTCCCATTTCCACCGCCGCCTGTTCCGCCAGTTCCTCCTGAACTATTTGCGCCGCCACCGCCGCCGCCTGCGCGGGTAGTAGATGAGCCAGTAATGCTTGACGCAGTTCCATTTCCCCCGGAGCCACCAACATTAGTAGAGGCATTTCCGCCTGCTTGTGTTGAGCCGCCACCGCCACCACCAGCGTTGTCTGCGCCTACACCACCCGATGTGCCTTGCCCCGATACACCAGATCCAGCGGTATTATTTCCACGAGACCCACCACCTGACCCACCGCTAACTCCTACAACTCCACCGGAAGATGCACCGCCACCGCCGCCGGATGAGGTGATCGTACTAAAAACAGAATCTACGCCAGTTCCTCCGTTTACCCCAGAAGTCCCCCCTGCGCCGCCAGCGCCAACTGTGACAGTGTAAGACTGAGCCGTTACAGATAATGTAGATTCAGCACTAGCGCCACCACCAGATGATTCGCCAGCTACGGAAGAACGATAGCCACCTGCGCCACCGCCGCCGCCATGTCTGTAACCACCCCCTGCGCCACCAGCAATAACAAGGTATTCAACTTCATTTGCCCAAGGCACAGAAGTTGTTTTTGTTACTTCAAAAGTCCCCGTAGAGGTAAAGGTATGAACTCTGTAATCAGCGCCTCCAACAGTAATGTCGGTGATCGTGCCGCCTGTGGCTTCAATAAAAGCCGCAGCCGCTGCACCACCCCGTCTTGTCAGAATACCAACGCTCATCGTGTCACCTGAATAACGATGTCAAATTCACTAGCGGGTTCTTCTGTGGCGTACAGCGTCAGTTCATCGTCATCCGTGGCAGAAACTGCATAGACCAAGCCCCAATCAGCTTGGACATCGGCAACATTGGCAAAGGTCACGCCCGTCAGATCAATGTCCACAACCGGAGTGTCTGTGGATAACAAGCCAGACACGGTAATGACTGCGGTGACAGGATCGCTACCTGACCAGTCTGAAGTGCCATCTGATCCCGTTACTGTGGCTGTGTAAACAGCGGATGCAGGTTCGCCAGCAATATCAATCGCTGGGGTATCAATGCCGTTTGTGCCGTCGAGAACAATTGTCATATCACACCACCGTCCAAACGCTGCCCGAAGGCACTGTTACAGAAACGCCACCATCAATCGTGACAGGTCCGGCTGAGATCGCGTTATTCCCTGCGTTGATCGTAGAGCTTTGTGTGATGGTTGCAGCGTTCTCGATGTAGCCCATGCCGCCCACGACAGAGCGTTCAGCAGGATAGGTTACGAACACTTCCTTGTCGCCTGCGCCCCAGTTGACCGCAGAGCCGCTGTTGCTGGACTCAAGGATCGTGTCACGACTGAGCGTCGTGCCAGAAGATGTGTACGTGCCAAGGCCGACTTCCCAGTCCGTTCCGTCCGTGATGGCGTAATACGTGGTATTGCCATCCCCGATAACAGAAAACGACTGGAAGCCGTCTGCGGCCCCGGCTAGAGTGAGGGTGCCGGTGCCAGTTGTAGTCGTAGTCTCTTTGACTCGATCTTTGACGACCAGCGCCATGTGTCACTCCTTACGCGATACGAATAATTGCGTTGCTTGCGTCAGCGGTCGGGAACTGCACCGTGAAATCACCGTTGGTGGAGGTGTAGTCGCCGCCAAAAGCCAGTACCGCAACTGCCGGGTCACCTGCTTCGGTGTCATTGTAAATCAACGCGCCGTTTGCAGTGATCGTTGCAGAAGACCAAGTAACGTCTGCGAAGTCAGTGTATGCAGTCGTAGACGAGCTGGTTGGGGTTACATTGGTCAGGGTTTCGCCCGTTGTGGTGTAACCGGTGCCCGATACTTCGTTGGTTCCGCTATACGCAGTGGTAGTCGCGTCCAAAGTAGCTGAGCTGGTGTACAGCGCAATCTTGAAGCTGTCGCCAGTAGAGTTAGTAAAGTCGTGCACGCCCTTCAGGAGTTCAACCTTAAAGCTGGTGCACATTGCTTGTGAAATCGCCATGTCAGAGTCTCCTAATCATTTCGGATAGGCTTTTCTGGCCCGCCGCGTCTAAAGCTGCACAGACCGTTGTACGATCGCTCCGAGCCGCCTGCTTCAGGAAATGAATCAGCACAGCGCGAATACGCTCTCTAAACGCGTGAGCCTGCTCACGCACTATCGGATCGGCGTTATCAGACACCGATACAATTTTATCCAGAGCCTGCTCGGCAAGCTCTTCCGGGGTAAACCCCCGGTTGCTCGTCGTTTGAACCTTGACTTCAAACGGCTGTAAATCAACTTGGACGCCGAACATTAGTCCTTACTCCGACGGTAGAAGTCCAGCCCCTCTGCGGCTTGCGCAAAGGCGTTGATGCGGCTCAGGGCTCTTTGGAAGAACCCTTCATACTGGGCGATCATATCGCCGTCGCCTTTCATAAACGTGTACGCTTCCACCAAGGAACCATATAGCATGGCCGGGCCTGCGTTTTCACTGAGCCAAGTCTGCGTTGAACCTGACGTAGTAATAAGTGAAGCCGGACGGTAGAAATAATGTAGTTCAGCCGTGTACGCAGCATCTGGAGTCGGAGCCATAATAAAGTTCGAAACGTCAAAATCTGCGTAGTAGCGCGGCGTGCCAGTATCTGAATCATCAGGCCAAAACTCTTGGATAAAATTAACGTCCTTGTTTAACAAGAACACTTTGTCGCCATCAGCACCTTCGATTGACAGCGAGTACGAAAACAGCCAGTCAGTCGGCTTAGCAAGGTACTGCCCACCTAAAGTAAGAAGCGTAGTCGCGTTCTTGCGAAATACCTCAAGCGGAGCTTCTTTCAGGATGCGCTCTTCAGCAGCCTCGATGAAATTGTCCAGATTATTTACGAACGTCGTTTCCTGATTGTCCGTGTAATCTTGGATCGCCTGCTTCAGCGTTGCTAGGGTGTAACCAGCCATTAGGGCAGCCCGTTAATAAAATCGTTGTAGTCCGTCAAGTCCGGTGCAGTTTCTGCCACATCTGGACGAGCGTCGCGTAGAGCCTCAGCATCAGCGCGAGCGAAAGGAGGCTCAAGCTGAGGATGCTTAGTTTCAAAACATTCAGGGCAGACGCGTGAGCCATTCCATTCTTCCCGCATAGCGGAGTACTTGACCTGAAACCCGCATCGGTCGCAGATCGCGATCGCGAATTTGCCGGATGCAAAGGCCATCGTCAGAACCCGTAAGCCCGATAATCCGGGCGAATCCGTAGCGAGCCACGCTCGGTGTCTTCATTCGCAGCGCGAGCGAAGTCCTCTTCGTAAATCTGCTTAGCCATCTGAGCACGCTCAGGAGCCATTTTCAGCGCCAAATAGTACGCCAATCCTGACACCATGCACGGGATAAAACGACTTGGCACATCCAAATCGTTGGTCAAGGTGTCGGCGTCTTCAATACGCTGTACGCGCTGCGTGATTACCACGTCAGTGCTGTTGTCGGGGGCAGGCCAGACGTAGAAACTTGGGGTCGCCGTGCGCTCGACGTATATCTGCGTTGGCCTGCCAGTCTGGGTCTTATTCGGCAGGTTGATGTAGTCCTCACGCGTGATGCGATCGAGGGTGTAGTCAATGCCGTTACGACGTACTACAGCTTCCAGTACGTCCAAGTCATACGCGTTCATGGCGTAGTTAGCGGTGCCTGATGTCATGGTCTGGTTGACCTGAGCGACTTTCCACAGGTTTACCCCACGGTTCGTCCAGTCTTGGAACA